ATGTTAAGCGACTCAAAAATCAGAAGTGCAAAACCAAAAGAAAAGCTTTATAGAATTGGTGATTCGGACGGGTTGTGTATTGAAATCAAACCTAATGGAAAGAAGTATTGGCGCTACCGTTTCCAGTGGCTTAAGAAAACTCAAATGATGAGTTTAGGTGAGTACCCTATTATTGGCTTAGCCGAAGCACGTACAAAACGAGATGAAGCTAAATCTTTAGTGGCAAGTGGTGTGAATCCTGTTGAAGATAAGGAAAAACAAAAAAAGGCTAAACATGATGAGTATGAAAATAGAGTGCTCTTCAAACATGTTGCAGCAGAATATAAAGCTGAAAAAATTAAATAATCGTTCAGAGAGATACCAGGAAGCTTTTCAACGCGCACTAGATAAAGATATTTTAAAAGTTATTGGCGATAAGGACATAAAGGAAGTTACCTCAGCAGACGTTTTGACAATTATGAAAAAACGATTGCACGAGTTAAGCGTCAAAAAAACCATGGTACCGGAGAAGTATCGGCAATCCAAAATCGTACTTTTATTGGTGGCGTTATGCGTTATGCAATCGCTACACTTAGAGCTGAGTATGACCCCACCTATGCAGTCAAAAATGTTGTTGAACGTCCTGAAATAGAACATGCAAGACCAATGGAAAAGCATGAGGCTGCACAACTTAGAAATAAATTAAGTAACTATGGCGGCTCTACTACTGTAAGAAATGCTGGACTTGTAATGCTCTACTCGATGCTTAGGACTATCGAGATTCGTCGAATGAAATGGGATTATGTTGATTTCGAAGCTAGAACTATCACATTTCCCAAAGAGATGATGAAAAAGAAGCGCATACATATCGTCCCAATGTCTGATCAGGTCTTCAACATTCTTCAAGAGCAACGTAGTTTAGTTGGCAACAGAGAATATGTATTTCCTGCCATTTATCAAGATGGAATGCTTTCAGCTACCACAATGAATAAAATGCTTGATTATATTGGCTTATCTGATGTAACTGCACATGATTTTCGTGCTACAGCATCCACGCTTTTAAATGAAAAAGATTACGATGATAAGTGGATTGAAAAACAGTTAGCACATGCGGATGGGAACAAAACTCGTGCTACTTATAACCATGCAAAGTATTTGGAAAGCAGACGCAAGATGTTGCAAGACTGGGCTGATATTGTAGATAGCTGGAAAGACTAAAAGTTTTGCTTCTTATCAAAGGTCCATCTTTTGCCGTTGTAAGTCACAGTGCCATCTAAATTAATCGGCAACTCTTTTAATGAGTAGTCATAGATCTTTAGAACATTCCCGTTCTTATCTAAATCAGCGGGTAGATTGCAAGTATTTTCCATCCTGCCCGCTTCCGAAACCATGATCATGACTTGCGACATCACAAAGCCCTTACACAAATCGAGACATTCACATTACTATTAATTGTGTGAGCTGTGCAACCTGAGAAGATTAAACACAGCAATGTGATGATCGATGCAATTTTAGTACGCTGACACATATAAGTTACTTCTTTAAAAAGAGTGCTCGCTCTGCTTCTCGTCGACGAACTAGACCTTTCATAACTTTACCGCCTGCTTTGTTCCAGACAAGGAATTGGTCAGCAGCGCCTTGATAATCACCTTTGTTGAGTTTCTTTAACAAAGTCGAATTCTTAAATGCACCTGAACCAATGTTGTATGTCAGCGACACCAACGCATCAAACTGATTTTGAGTTAAAGGTACAGTCACAGACTCATTTACCGTTTTTTCAAATTTAGCTAAGTCGTGTTTAAAATAGGCTTTAGCTTGCTCAGGTGTGCAAATGTCACCTTGCTTAACCTTCACACCATTTGGATAAACTGTGGTGCCAGTGCCAATGGTCCAGACTCCTACACCATCATCGTAAGCATTGAATCGCGTGCCCTCAAAACTAGTTATTAAATCTATACCATCATCACTTGTAGTTTTTCCACCTGGTGCAAGTTTTTCGACCACTTTATTTAGATCGTCTACTTGCGCCTGTGTAAGCTTGCCGCCTGCAATTACTCGGGCAGCATCGAAGAATGGTTTAGTTGTCATTGGATTCACCTTTCTTTTTCTCTAACTCAGAGCTACCAAAATAAAAGCCACATGCAGTTGTCATAGCCCCTGCAATAAAACCCAATGCCGTATTAATCAGATTGCTATTTTCACGTGGCATATCCACAAAAAATAAAGCAATCACTAAAACAAACATCAGTCCCACTAATGCGAAAGCTAGATAAGCTCTTGTATTTTCACTGTTCATCGTCCTGCTTTCTCCAATCGTGATACTTTCTCTTTAATTAAAGACTGGTCTTGGCTTAATTGAATAATTGAAGAACCAACCCAAGCACATAAAGAAAATACGATGCCTGCAAATATTCCCAGCAATACACGTAGCACAGAAATTCCACCATCTTGCGCTGCTGTGCGGTTTTCTAAATTGGCGACTTTGATATCCAATGTATCGATATCTTTTTTGTTCTGTTCGCTAGTCTCTTTGTGCGCTTCATTAATGAAAGTCAGTCGAGTAACATGATCTGACAACATGCGAATATCACTCTGAATGGAGTCGATTTTCTTTTCGAATCTCAACCCATAAGATTCATTTTCAGTCATGCCTTCCCCCCTAATTTCGGCAATAAAAAAGCCCTAACTTATTTAAAGCTAAGGCTTGTAGTAGTTTGTTGTGTATTTGAATATAAAATTCGAATATTAAGTTGTGGTGGTTTGTAATGTCCCATCCCTATTGTAGTAATAACGACAACTAAGGATACAAACACCTGTTAAAATAATACCCATAGGTGTAAAGATAAAAGGGTTTGTTTGGGAAACTATAAATGAGAAGAACATTAGATAAACGAAAGGATTGTATTTTGTTTTACTGCTAATAAATACATATACAGTAAGCACTAATGAGCTAAGCAATCCTGGGAATCCAGTTTTAAAAAAATATTTCCATGAATATATTTTCTAATCTTGCTCGTCCATTAATTTCAGATCCCCACCCATTTCCAACAATATTCTGCAGGAATGTATTTTCTGCAAGAATGTAAGCTCCATCTTTGAAACGGACTGAATTTGAGTCACCAGCATCTTCCCGCAAAAATAAAATCTTCATTATCAGCATATAAATAATGAAAATTGCAACTGGTGACAAAATAAATAACAAAAATGCCGTTTGCTTACGTGCTGTAAGCATCAAATGCAAACACACTGTAAATATTGATGCTAACAATAAGCCTCGCGTTTGAGATAAGAAAATACATAGTATTAAAAATGCTGCTAATATTTTTTTTACCACGAATGTAAGCATAAACAAATCCGAGCCCAAGAAAAAAAGAATCCCTTATAGAAGAAATACCCATCTTCCCCACGGAACATGATTTCACTTGATGTGGTTTCGGCATAAGCATAAAAGGCTGGAAAAGGTAGAACACCATAATTAATTAATAATAATAATATTATTTGTATTACACCCATTATGAAAGGAATAACTAGCAGGTATTTGCAAAACTTCTCTAATAAAATTTGAGAGTTATTTTCATTTTGTCCTAGAATGAGAAAAAACAATGCAAAAAGAAAAGGGTTTTAGATCTGCCATTGCCAGACTAAGATCATTTGTTGCCATTGTAACCATCCCAATAGGAATAAAAAACGTTCCCAGGATGAAAGCAATCAGTTCATTTCTTCGGATATAAATTGTTGAAAAGCTAAGTTTGCAAAAAACTAATAATAAGCCAATGAAAAAAAGAACATATCTAATTGTAAGCCCGCCAAAAAGCTCAAACAATCGCCCCGATCCACCACCAATAATGTCTATAAATAATATTTTTAAGAAAAGTAGTTCCATCTTGGGCCCTTTTTTTTGAGACGCCCTAATATTACAGATTTTAAACTAAATTATCATCCAAATAATTAATTCTTAAAACCCCCTCTTAATATTTGAATATTAGGAGGGGTCTTTGCACTAAATCAATTTTACGTGCCCATATACACTATAATTTGAAGCATCTGTAGATGATATGTTCTCAATAATTAAAACATAAACACCACTTTCAACAGAAACTCTAAAAGTAGCACCTATGAAATCATTACGATCAATTGCGACCTTATTATTGTAGAACCGGCCACTCATATACCCGAGAGTTGCTTGCGAACGTAATTTTAAATTAAAACTTGCTTGCACCATCTCATTAGAGGCGATTGCAGTTACAATACGGAGCCGAATTAAAGAAGCATCTATCGTTTGTGTTTCATGACTACAGAAAGGTATTATCCCATCCTGAGGAATACCTTGATTACCATAATATGTATACGGAATCATCCCCCGCATGTAATCATTATGTTTTGCTTGAACACGCCCAGAATCACTATCCCACTGTACAATTCTCTGAAAGTTTTGCCCCCAATGTCCATAAAGCACGCCATTTCCACCATAAGTGTTTTTATCAACAAATGTAACATCAAGTGGTGAGTTGGGCGCAATACCAGCAGTATAGTTATAGTTTGCGTTCTTAGTAGTATCGCTTAATAAAATGGTCGTACCAGACCCAGCAACTACCAAATTCTCAAGCTGAAATACTTTGTTATCTTCTTCATTAAAGATGACTTTTACGTTTTGACTGTCATTTAATCTAGCTAAAGCGCCATCATGACAGTTAATAAAGTTATTTTTTAACGTGTATGTTAAAATAACATTAACTGCCCTGCCCATATCAATAAACTCAAGAATGGTTTGGCAATTCTCAAAATAACATCCCGTGATTAAGAATCCACCGTGATTGTTTACATCAATTGGGTTTCTGAAACGAATTGCGACTTCGCAAGATTCAGCATCAAGATTACCAAGTGTTGGGGCTTGTTGCTCTTGAGAGAACTCATAAGCAACAGGGCAAGACGATGCTTGAATTTTTCCGCCAAACTTTAACATCCCATATGACTTCTCAAAAACATACGCAGGTTTTTTAGGAATTAACCCCAAACCAACGCCATCTGCAGTTGAGTTATTGAGACTTAGAAAGTAACATCCATATGTGACTAAATGTTGATTACATGCGGTAGATTCTACATCATTGACAATACACTGTTGTGTCCAGCCCTTTAATTTAATTGATTTATCAAAATCACGAAATCTGAAACCATTGATTCTTGAATAGAAGATTGGGTTATCAAGATCTGTCTCACTTGTGTTATCTGTTAATACGCCAGATACATATCTAGCACTTCTAAAACAGTCATTTGCTTGTGAGTTGCCAAGCATGATTGTTCTATTACCCACTAGATTTGCGTATGGTGGGATTAGGATCTCTTCATTTATCTTGTATCTTGGTGAGTTAAAAATTAGTTTAACTCCGAAATCTTGAATACGGTTTGCAATTTCAGGATAAATGACTTTTAGAATACTCTGAATAGTATTTGAATCGTCTGTTATTCCATCCCCAATGGTTCCTCCCTGCTCAACACTAATGCAGTCATCATATTGGAGAACCCAGCCACCAATTACAGTTACACCATTATTTATCCCTACTTTAGATGAGTCATATACATATTTTGCGCCACCTTTATTTAAACCTGCATGGTAGGATTTTGTTATTGCTATCAAGCCGTTTCTTTTATGTGGGTAAGCTAACATCTCATCTACTGAACTAAAATATCGAGGGGTTATACTATTAATTTCTTTTTGTGATTCATTCCTATCAATCACATTATCAGCATCTTGATATGCTTTTATCCACGATGTAGTTCGTGCATCGTAACGATAGTTGCCTAAATCTTTCACATAGATTGTGCGCCCATCCCAGAGAAAATATTCATTGAGCGATAAGCAATACCGAGATTTGCTAGAACTTGCGACTGTGGTGAGTTTCCGCCGCTAAACTCGTCAAACATTACCTGAGCGCGATTTAGTGCCGGATTATCCTTAGTTGTAATTTTTCTAGCTTCACGGTCTTTTTTATCAGCTGCATCCATCAAGATTTTAAAAGCTGTTTTTGGGTTACTGCCTAAGTTTTCGACCAACGCAATATCTTTTGATAAGCCTTTGATATGTGCATTTACCAAATCAACAAAATGCATTCCACCAAAATCAGATTGATATTCAAGCCACGATTCAGCATCTTTAAAGTGTAGTACTCGACTTTCACTATGTCTGTTAGTTACTTTGGATATGCCACTACCTGTAGCTTGTCGTCCAACTTCAATTTTATTTGCACCATCACTCGCTAGCGTGTCATAGGTATATTCAAGCAATGAGCGTATTTCTTGCTGTGAGTAGTAATCACCGTTCTCATGCACATATTGGCGGGTGTCAATTAGTGATTCAGCTTTATTTACCCATGCTTCTTTCCCAGCCTTAGCAATTTTTTCTAAGTTGTGAGTTTGTGGCAATCCCCAATTATCTAGTTTGCCGATATCACCACCGTTCCGGTTAAAGCGGTCACGCATGGTTTCAAAGACATCGCCCATCTTGTCGCTAATTTTCTTAGCTAATGCATCACCTGTACTTTCACCTAAGCGCTCACGAACAATTTTATGTACTAACTCTTTATCAGTGAAAATACCTAAACCGCCCTTAATGTTCGTATAAAAAATCCGTTAAAAACCCTTCATAGATTGATGCTATACCATCTGCTTTAGAGCTAATTGACTGGATGCCTGACATATCACCATGGGCAGCAACCATACGGTCTACAACTTCACTTGCTAATAAACTACTATGATCTAGTTTAGCTAAATTTTTAGATTGTGTAAGAATGTCATTCGCAGCAATTTTATGTTTGCGTTTTAATTGTTCTTGAATGTCAATTGCAACTTGCTTAGATGCCTCAGTTAATTTTTCAGCATCGGAAAGGTTACGCCAGTTATTAATATCTTTGCGTGCAAGATTACGCATCGTTTCATTAATACGTGCTTCAATATCCGTTGCTTCTTGAGCTGTAAGGGATTGCTTGCCAAGTGCTTTAGCTACCGCTTGTTTGCATTGTTCTTTCATAAAAAATGCCCAAATAGTTTTAGCTATCTGAGCATTTAATTTGTGGGGTTTTGTTGGGTAATGGAATTAACTTAATTCTAAATATTGCTTAGCATTCTGATAAGCTTTCTGCATCTCTACATTAAAATTATTTAACCACTCTGGATCATCTTTGAAACTTTCTTGAGCTAAATTAATTGCATTTTGATAATCCATTTCAAGAAATTCAGGATAATTTCTAATATAGGTCTCGGTATACCAATCTAAATGCTTTTCATCAAGGAAATTGTTTTTTTGCTCGATTAGTTTATCTTTAATTTCTTCAATGTTCATAAGTACACCTACAATATTGGATTAATTTTTGCATTAGGATGGCGCCCTACATACAGCCATCTATTTTGGCTTGGCACCCATTCGAATACACGGCCACCTTCATCCATCTTATTGAATAAAGGGCCGGCATAATGTGTTGCGTCAAGAGGCGTGCCAGTCATTAGTTCCGACAATGTAATTCCTGTCAGATTCTTATCTGCCACTTCATTCCAATATCTTTGTGTATACCACTTCTCAGTTTCCCAACAGTACACATCATCAAGTAACTTGGTTTTGATTGCATCTTTTAACTTATTTATGCCACCAAATTTATGTATTTTTTCTGTCTGATACATCTTTGATACCTCTATCAAAAACCTGATTATGGGGGTGGCAACTGTTCAGGTTAAACAGCTTTTCGGTGATCAGCCTAGCCACAAATTGATTATACATTAGCCAAATTGCAAAGCACAGTTTAATGCGGTTTGTGCTGCTAAAATATCAAGCTCAGATTGCTTAATTTCTGCTTCAAGCTCAGCGTGATAGTCACGTAATTTCATGGTGAACTCTTCTGGCTCACCAAGTGAATTAATACGACTTACTGCAATCGGCTGATCAGGATTTGAGAAAATCACATCTAGCGCGGCTTGCTCTTCTGGTGTTTCACCAAACAAAGAGCCTTGTCGCGGGTCGCCCATGTTTTCAACGGACTGAATTTCAGAGCTAATGGATTCACCAATTGCCTTTGCGCTCTTGCGGTTATTATCAAATACCTCAAGAAATCTTCTTGCTCCATCACTTAACCCATCATCAATAAGTTGACCTTGATCTAAATAATCACGTACTTGCTGACCATTCGCCTTAATGTCTGTAAGCTTTTGCGCTGCCTGCGCTAAGTCTTTAGAAATAGAATTTTCAAAGCGCCCACCTTGTTTCACTAAATCATTGAGCTGTGATAATTGCGGAGCTGCGCGGAGTAATGCATTTAGTACGTTTTTACTATCATCATCTAAGTTTTCAGATAGACGGGTTACAAGATTTGAATCACCGTACGCACGTTGGACAATTGCTGATTCAATTCGGCGTTTACCTTCTTGAGATAAACGACCATCACTTGTGATTACCGAGCCGCGCTCAGACTGTGGCAATTGGTCTACAAAACTACGGATATAATCCATTGAGCCATCAATATTGATAGCACCATCACTATTAATTTTAAGTAGCGTTGAATCTGGCAAACGATCTGCATCACTTAAAGCGCGCTCAGTTGCGCTAAATTGCGCCACATCACTTTCATTGGCTAAACGCGAGAAAGCTACACGATCAACGTCACTAAGGCGTGTACGCACTAAAACAGGCTGATTTAAACCTGAAATATCCATACCCCTTTCGTTTGCCCAATTCTGGATAAAGTCGCGGTACGCTTCTGCACGGCCATTTTCATAAGCTCGCCCAATTGCTAATGTACGCCCATTACCAGACTCAACAACGTTATCGGGGCCAATAATCGGCGCACCATCAGAAAGTTTGTAAGACTCGCCTAATAGTTCAGGTTTTAAGTCATCGGCTATACGTTCAATTTGCTGACGTGATGCTTCACGGGTTCGGTCACGTGGTTGTAATTCACTTGGGTAAAGTGGATTTACGCCATACAAGCGGTCATTTGATGCAACTAAATCGGCCCAATCTTTAACTTCATAAGCAAAGTCATAGCTTGAACCATCCATCCCATAAGCTGTGCTTGGTTCACCATAACGTGAACTTAATTGGTTCCACTTGTTGCGCCACTTATTGATAGCCTGACCAACGGTCATACCTGACATGCCGTTGTTTTTCACAATAGCATTTGCGTTTTTAGAATCGTACGAACGAACCACATCAATTAATGGGCGGTTAGGATCTGCTTCGAGGACTTTGACAGCGCCCCCTGGTCCTAACAAATGACCTAAGTACTGCTCATGTGCTACAGGTTCACGGCCTAAGCTTTTACGGATATAGTTATTCGCTTGCTTGATATGCTTTAAACCGATGCGAATTTGTTCATCAACATTATTACGATCTTTACCGCCTAAGTTTTTCCATGAATCATCCAAGACTTGGAAAAGACCATAAGCGCTTGAAGTTGGGTTTTTGGCTGTATGACTAAATCTCCCACCTGTTTCGATATGACTAATCGTCAACGCAACACTTGGGTCTACTCCGTCTTGTTTTGCGCGTAGTGCGATTTGTTTAGCATTGGTGGGTAATGAGCTATTCGCATAGTCGAAAGTGGCTTTACGCGCCTCTCCTTGCACTGTATTAGGCACACTCACAGTCTGACCTTTTAGAATCTGGTCGGTAGCTGCATCTAAGTTTTGATAGTGCTTGTTTTGCTGAACTGGATCTGTAGTACGTACCGGCAGAGTTGTATCTTCAAACTCAAAACTATTTCTTACCAGAGTGTCATTAATTTGGTCATTTCGAGTTTCAATATCATCTGCATTCAGCTGATTAATTTCGGCATCAACGTCTTGGTCTAGTTTATTTTGACGGGAACCTAAGTAACGTGCACCACCAAACATTAATGAGTTAATAAGTAAGTCAGTCGCCACAGATTCACCTGTAACTTCATATTGCTTAGCCTGCTTATCATAGCCATTAGATTTTAGAAGCCGCTCACTTGCATATTGCATGCCAGTGTTTAAGCCAGTGGCACCACCAACCGACAATGCAGCATCAGCAACTAAACCACCTGTACCCTTAAAGCCATAACCAATAGGCAAGGCTGTACCAATCGCATCGCCTACAGCATTCACACCAGCCACTTTCAAAGCCGTATTTTCATCTACGCCTTTACGTGTTAAATCAGTGTAAACATAGTTACCAGTTGAACCACCTGTTAAAGTGGCTGCACCTAATGTGCCACTTGTTGCCACACCCAGCGCACCACGCCAGAGATAATCACCTATACCAACACCAATATTCCCGACAATGCCTGTATTGTCTTTGTCTTCTAGGTCAGCAATAGTTCCATAAACCAGGTTGTCGCGGGCCTTTTCACGCTTAGCCTTGAACTCTTCATACGGTTCAATAAATTCGTTTGTAGAGACGTCTTTCAGACTATAGCTAACACGGTCAACAACTGCGTCGATTGGAGTAGAAAGAACATCACCAACTTTGTTGAGACCAACGGCCATGCCACGAAAAGGTGATGAGATAGCACCATCAAACACACCCGGTTCATTTGGTCGAGTGTCTGGATGCTGCAAACCCTGACTGTTTGTTTTTTCAAAGTCTTGTTGAGTTTCACTTGATAAATCAGATAGCCAGTTACTCATTATTTATCTACCCCATTTAAGCGGATGCGCCAGACATTGCCTTTAACCACAAGAGGACGACCACGCTCATTGATTAGGTCATACATCAAGTCACCATTAGCAGCTTTTGTTGGAGAAAGTGCTAAACGGAAGTTATCTAAATCGTTTACAGACATTCCTGTAGCTTTTGAAATATCTGAATAGCCTTTTTGTATTTTGGCTTCGAATGTTGAATCAGTCATTCCATATGGTTTAGACACCTTCCAATCTGAAATGCCGCGATTCGTGTAGTCCTTAAATCCGCCTTTTTGAGTATAAACTCCACCAGTTGCCAAACCTAAAGCGGTACGTCCTATCTCTTCTTTGTAGTCGTTATCGTCTTTATGGGATTGTCCACGTGCCTCAGTTAAATAAGCGTAGATAGACTGGAATGCAGCGTAGTTGAGATTAGCTGTTTCCCCTGATACTGATTGCCCAACATATTGATTGAACTTTTGTTTAAGCAAGGCATCCTTAGGTTGAATCATTTGTTTATTTTTTAGTGCCTGTTTGCCTGCAACAATAGCGGTTGCAACATCCAATCCAGCATCAGAGCGGAAATTATTAGCACGTGCATAGCCAGCCATTTGATAAGCTGGATCACCATTCCCTAATTGTCCTAAAGCCTCACCCCAAATTTTTGCACCGTTCTTAATGCCTTTCGTTTGGTTGATCATAGAGCTAATTAAGTCTAGCTTTTGATTCACATTTGACTCTTCCCAAGCCTGTTTTGCTGCGGGCAAAGCTTCGTTAGGAATAGGCTTAATTGTAGAGTTTGGATCTTTATCACGTTGTGCAATCTGATAAGAACCAATGGTCACAATGTTTTTAGCAAACTCATTCGGATTAACACGTAAACTTATTGGGTTCACTTCTGGAAGCTCAATCCCCTTTTCACGCAATGCCTGAGTAGGATTTTTCTTTTGCCGTTTTGAGTTTATTGTCATAAATACTTTGGTATGTACTTAAAATCTTGTTTTCAGATACAGCGTCAGCAGAAGCTGTATTTTTCATATTCGCTTTGCGTTTGTTTATTTCAGCTAGCTGTTGATCTGTAGGCAACTTTTGAAAACGTAAAAAGTCGCTAGATTGTTTCATATAAAAATTATATTCAGCTTCTGACGGTGTACCTTTGACTGCCGTCTCAACATTGTTTTGATAAGTAAGATCAATCGGTCGACCAGTTAAGACGTTTTGCTTAAACTCGTTTAATACCTTGTCAGCTTCATTGACTCGCTTATTTTCTTGAACTTGCTGACGTTGCTGCAATGTTGTGATCTTGCTTTGAATTTCTGTCTGGAACTTCTGAACAGCCGATCCATCAATAAACTTATAATCTTTTAGACCTGTCGCAACTTCTTGGAGCCCTTCAACACTGTTTTGTGCAATTGCCGTTGTGATACGCGAGTTAATATCTGTGATGTCGCGTGTTGTCTCATATTTATTTGTGAGTTCACTTTTCTGAGCTTCAGACAATGGCAAGCCAACAATGTTTTTTAAAAGATATTCTTTGCCTGCTTCACGATCCATACGTGTTGCCACATCGAAGAACCGATCAGCTAGAACCCCGCCTTTTTGCTCATCTGCACGTAACTGTAAAGGCAAGAACGAAGTACGTTGGCGCGTTACATTGCTATCCCAGTATTTTTTTAAATCTTCTTGAGCATGACCTGGCAAGTTTGATTGTAATTCAGTAAATTTCTGGTTTGAGAAACTATTAAGCTCTTCATCGGCTTGCTGGGTATTGATAACGCCATTACCAAGACGGTTTTTAATATCAACCACTTTGTCATTGAAGTCAGTAGATAATGACTCATCAAGCTTTAACTTGCCTTCTTTTTTCTGCAAGTTGGTTGTTGTAAAGCTCTAAGTTTTTGGCTGTAACCTCTTGCTGACGCTGCTGGTCGTCACGTGCCTGTATTGCCCCACCAATAGAACGTCCAATTTCGGCTAAGCCAGTGTTAGGCGTAAACGATTGCATTTGAGCTTGTGGTGCTTCACGACCACGAGAAATAGGAATACGCATTATTTCCACCCATAAGCTTGAGCAGCAGTATCAATGATGTTACTTGCCGCCTTCATGCCGTAATTATTGCGCTGTGCCTTGCCTTGTCGACGAACATCCGCAGCTGCATAGCCCGCTTGCAGTTGGTTTAATAATGCGTTGTAAGAAGCATCTGAGATAATCTCATCACTAATTACAACTGGCGCACCTACATTTACATCCAAGCCATTTTCAGCAGCCGCAGCCATAGCACTTGACGCGTCACGCTGCCCTTGTTCTTTAATCTTTTGCTTTGAACCTTGGAGACGGATTGAATTGTTTTTGCATTACCCTTAGCTGTAGCGTCTGCCATAAGCGCATTTGAGATATTACCAACAGCTTCTAGGCCAGAAGAAATAGCACCACCTTTGCACATGCTTAAACCTCCATCTCAAGAACATAGCCAACCAAGTTGAACCCCAAGCTTTCATAGAGTTTTACTGTTTTATCTGCATGGATGCCTGTCATGGTTCCAATCTGGATACGGTCAGCATTCTTAAGCTGTGCCCACCCAATGAAAGTATTTACTAAAAGCTTGGCAATGTTAGATTTACGGTACTCAGGAAGAACATAAACGCCTTGCTCAAAAGCTAATTTGTGTCCTGTTCGCCAGTCAGTTTCAATAACACCGATAACTGTGCCAACTGGATTTTTGATATTCATCTAAAGCTAGGAAAATTGAATTATGTTTTTGATTAAATATGCGAATAGATCAGATGCGCTTTGCTCATCAAATCCTTGTTTTGAAAAGATTGGCGATTCTTTAGTGAGACGCTTGCCGAAATCAACAAGCGTATCTAAATCATTTAGGTTTGCTGCCCGTACTTGCATCTCATTTCTCATTAATTGATACCAACATAGAGATACTTTGCATGTGTAAAGGCATAGGTTTGTCGTGTGTTATCTTGACCTCAAGTTCATGTAATGATTGCCAACCAACAAATGAATCTAGTACATAACCTGTGTAAGGCAAGTTTACGAACGCTGATTGGTTGTAATACTTGGTAGATAACTCTTGTCCATTGATATATCCACCGACTGATGCATTCAAAAGATAGCCATCTCATGCACCTGAATCTTATGAAACATTGCAGTTGTTGGTACTTGGCTAAAGTCTGGTGGCAACAGGTCGATTTCAGTTTTAAACGGTTGTCCAAGGTGTACTGTTTGGGTTAGATCAGTGTTAGATAGCTTAATGTTGGTGCCATCAATTGTGTAAGTTGAATAGAAATATCCATCCGTATTATTAAAATTAACTAGTGGATTATCTAAAACCTGAATATCAAGATTTAAAATAGAACCAACGCCATTAGTAACGTTGATATCAAATTCACAATCGCTCTGTGCGGACTCGCTAAACTCTTCTAAAACTGTAGAGCCATTGCGATTCGCAAGCATGAAACACTGGTCCTCACCTAAGCCCGTTGGCAAGGCGCAAATTGATAAAACCTGACCACCAAAATCATGCTGAGACCAAGCATTCATTTCCTGATCACGGTTTAGTGTGATACTTGAGACTGCACCATCACCCATAACAATCCATACAATAGAGTTTGGTGTTTGCTGGAAGGTTAATTCTTTAATACCTGCATGGTTTTCAGGTATGTGTGGGGCAATTTGCGACAATTCAGGCGAGACAAGGCCATCAACTTCATAACGGTATGACATTGCACGTAAACGCTCACCGCCACGCTGAACAAAGAGAAGCTCATTACCCACGCGGCAAGGCTTAACATTTGCTTGAACACCATAAGAAGTATGCTCATCAATCTGTGCTGAAGCTGGTGTTAATGGCCCTTGAGAATTAATTAGGAACTCAGCACCACCAGTAAGTGCAACTACGCCACCACGTTGCGATAAGTGCAAAATATTGTCAGATTGGGCGGAACTTGAGGCAATACTAAACGCATCTGCATCTTGAGTTGTTTCTAGGAAGTTACCATCGTCACCAATGCGGCTAAACCACATCTGATTCGGGCTTGTTTTTGTATTGGCAAACACTAGCCGCTGTTTAAAAGAAACATACTGCTTTTGGGTAACCAGCTGTAGCACTAAATGCGATACTTTTTAAAACCCAAGACTTAGCAATAGCCTGTACTGCAGAAGTCAGTTTTACTAAAACCTCCCCATTTACGCGAGATGGGTCTACATATTGAGTTATTTTGACTTGGCCGCCATTAATTTCAATAATTGAACCTACATTTGAAGGTGTAAAAACGTTAGCTGCTTCATTTGTCACTTCTTCCCATTCCGAAGTAGTTGCAGTAGGCTCAATCCCTTTATTGTCAATCGTTGCACGCCAAGTCTTACTATTGTGAATAACCCGATCACCAGTCAAGTAAGTCTCTGTATTTGTCCAGTTTGGGAAAGATGAAGCAGTTAAGGAAATAACTTTCCCTACTTCTGTACCAGATGGAGATAAAGCTACGTTTGGAGTGCTGCCTAACTCATCATTAGGGTTCACACCAAAGGTAAAAGCCGCAAATTGCCAGTTAGTAAAGTCAGCAGAACACAGCAAGCGCTGTACAGGTGTATCACCTTGTACAAAATACATGCGGTATTTAGTGTGTGCATACTGTACTTCACGCACTTTTTGAGCCGTGTTGTAAGGTGTAACAGTCTCATAAACAACTGCATAAGTTCTTGGGTTGTAAACCTTGAGGAAAGACACACCGAGGATAAGCAAATAGGTGTTTTCTGAGTTTGCAATAAACGGAATTAAACGTAATGCACCTGCAAAAATAGAGCGAAACTTTGTGCCTGGTCTTTTCTTTGCCCCACCTTCAACCAAAGGCAATGCATTTAGCAATTTTTTAGCACCGTTTGCGTATTGCTGAATGTCTGTGCGCGTCCAAAGTAACGGGCTTAATTCACCAGAACTCAGGTTATTTTTTAGAATCCACTGTCTCATTAGAAGCGCTCCCAATAGTAACTTGATTCTGCGTATTGAACGTCTTGGCTTGGTCGCTCTTTACCATTCACGGTACGTGCTTGCTTAATCAAAAATTGAAATTGTGCTTCGGCAGATTGACCAGCTGCATCACTTCCTGTGATTGGATTACAAAGCTTAGAGGCCATTTTGTATGTCATGGCTTCAACCAGCATTGCATCCCAAGTTTGCTCGTTGTCGTTGTCAAAAACATATTCAAGGTGAATTACTTCAGCATTTGCCAAGATATGACGATTCTCTACTTCATAGCATTCAGTGTTAGCAGAAATAATCAGGACGTAATCACTAGGTAGTGGGAATGCATGAGCATAGCCAAAACTTGGATAGGTGGAGATTGGCGATAGAATTTGCCGTTTTTTGGCGCATGACCAAGGATGTGAGCGCAATATGGATAAACGTGTAGTGTCATAGATATTACGGCACGTTTGAGCTAATTTTGAATCTTCCTCAAAACTAGCAATTTGCTGCCCGCCAATCATGCTCAATGCATTATTACAAATGGTGACTTTAGATACAGACATAAGAAAACCCCGAAGCTTTTGGATAGTTTCTTCGGGGTTTTGATGTGTTTTGTTGGGTGTTAGAACAACTCAATACGAGCCAAAAGGATTGTATAGTATTGACTCATAGCTTCGAATTGGGCTTGTAGTAATTTCCAATTCTTATCATCAATGAAAGTCGGCTGCCCTTTGGTTAAAAACTCTCGCAGCTTACTTAGTCGATCTCCTAATTGTTCTTTTTCTTCAACAACTCGCTGTTCATGTGGTTGTAATTCAGTTTTAGACATATTCGCCTCCTTAAAAAGCACCCCACCGCCTGCCCTAACAGTGGGGTGAAAGCACTACACTAAGTAATCAATAGCAACTACTTTTTGCTCGTTTGCACGGCCAGCCGCAAATGAATGAACACCACCTACTTGTGAAATGTTCTTTTTGTCTGGACGTTTTGAAATGTCGAAGCCAGTAATATCAGCATCACCAAAATGAACGGCTGAGCTTGTATACATCACCGTACGTTTTTCGGTAGCACCACCAGCGCCATTGTTAAGTTTTTCGTAAGGGATCCAGTTCACACCTAACCACTTACCAGCTACAGCACCTTCTTGAAGCATCTTAACTGCCATAAAATCAGCAGAAGTTAAGGTAGTATCACCTAAGATGTCTTCAAGCATTGAAGCGGTGTAAATGATGTTAAGGGTTTCACCGTTATGCTCATCACATTCGTTTGCACGGAAGATTGATTTAGCTTTGATGATTTGCTGTTTCAAAGTCCCGAAGCCTGAAAGAATGATCTGACCAGCTGGTAAGTTCACAGTAGCAGTAGACTTAACACCAGCATCGTTCACAGTTGTACGTGTTACGCCACCAACAAGTGCTTGATAAATGATGTCATCGATTTTGCGGTTACGCGCATTAATCAAGTTCTTCATGTATTTATCTGTTGGTACAGCTTTAAGTTTTGGTAAATCACGGCTTTCAATTGGGATGAACAAGTCATAATCTGCCATTAATGCAGTACGTACACCTGCATCTGGAATGGTCCAAGTGGTATCACCGAAACGGTTACCAGATGGAGACATTTCAACCTGTCCCATATCACTGATAGTGAATGATTCACCCTGAATTTTCCCACGGTTTACAGCAGTCTTCAGCAATCGAGACTCATTTTGCATTGCTGCAATTTCATAAGTATCGTGATATTGAATTACAAACGCTGCCGTGATTTTATTTTCATTCGCCATTGGTTAGCCCCCTAGCCGTATGCTTTTTGGTAATAACTTTGAACTTGGGCAGTGACACGTTTGTGGTCGGGATGACTTTCATCCATGTATGCCTCTGATGCGATTAATTCTTGAATGTTCTCGGCACCGCTTTGTTGGGTGTTTTGAGGCGGCATATCTTCTTGTAATGCCTTGCCAAAGTAGGCAGCTAGACGAATACCGAATGTTGGGGAGTCTACGTCTGCAACTTGTAGCCCAGCCGCTTGAATTGCTTGATTGGCGAAACGTAAGTTCGCTTCGTAATCGTTACCCCAATCCTGTTGAAGTGCTTCTACTTGCACGGCTGTGTGCTGGTCATAAGCCTTCATCACCACCGACATTTGTTCATTGGTTAGACCAGCCTGATGAGCACTTTCTAAAAAAAGCCTTGTTATCTTCATTAGATTTGAATGCATCGAAATCAAAGCCTTCCAACTCCACTTTGTAAGCGTCAGCAGACTCCGGAATATCTGGCTTGGTTTCTGTCTCAGCTTCTGGCTGTTTCTGCTCTTGAGTTTGGCTCTCAACTGGTGGCGTTGCTGTATCCACAGGTGTTGTTTGAGTTTGTTCAGTTGCTTGAACGTTTTCTGTGTTTGTCTCTTGTTGTTCATTAAGCATCGTTCTCTACCCTCACTGTAATTTGGGTCATTTGCTTTGTTGATTTGGCTTAAAATGAAATTCACTGGTTCGCTCTGCCCTAAACGTCGGCATGTCTCACGCTCTCCACCTTGTGAATCAGACACAAAGGCGTGACGGTTAAAGCGTTTTGTTAGGTCTTCAAGGACTCGTTGCCCATTAACATCAAGCTCAAATACGACTCGATATAAATCTGGTGTGGCGGGCTTTTAAGTTGCGCTGAACAACATAGGTGCCATATTCTTCTTGGTGGTCTTCTGGCTCTGATTTTTGTAATTTCAGTTCTGCCAGATCTTCATAGGCAAGGTTAAGCTCATCATTAGATTGCTTAAGCTTTAACTTGTATGCCTCAAGGTCACGCTCTAAACGTGTTTTTGTATCGAGATGCAAGCGGTTCTCAGCCCAATACTTTTCCTGCCATTCCTCACCACTAACTTTGTAAGCTAGGGCAAATGCAGCAGCCACAATAAAGGCAAGAACTGCAACTACAAAAGGGCATTAATCATTGTCGTGTCTCACTGGTTAATTCAGACTCAAGGCCCTTACCAACTGCATTGGCGAGTGGTTGTGCTAGAGCCTGTTCTTGTTCTTGTTGTGCAGCTTGTTGCTGTGCTTCCTGACGCTGCTTACGGATTGCATCGATCTGATCTTGAGTACGTAGAATTGCTGTAGGCACACCTAAGCCCATGCCCGAAACTTGCGCTACGGCATCCATATCTACGTTGTCTAGGATTGAAGGATCTATTTGAGCTACGTTCGACATTCCAGCTAAGAAGCGCTCAATTGCTGTGACTTCTTCAAGTTGCTGTGAACGGGCCAAAGCAGAAATAAACTTGAATGACAGGTTGCGGCCTTGCATTTCTTTTGGTGCTGCTTTAACTGCACCAGCACGATAAGCAAGCCCGAAAGTACGCTCTAACAAAGGCGTTAATAATTCAGCTTGCCAACGGCCATAAAGCGGCCCTAATTGCTGACGAATTAAGTCAACACGTACATGCACTTCGGTTGCTGTCATTGCCGGGCCATCGGCAGGCTGCAACTGATCTGCCATCATCTTTTTACGGATTGCACCTTGAAGATGAGCTAACAAATCAACACCAACCTGATAGCCTTTGCCGTCATCAATGCGCTTCAATGAGTTCACATCATTAACAACAATGATTTTTCCACCACCAAGACGCACAGTTCTCGGATTGAAAACGCCATCATCAACACCTGCATACATGCCTAGAGTTGAGATCTCGGCACTACGCAACGTGTCACGCATTAACTTGTTAGCTGTTTTAGCGTCAGGCAAAGCGATAGAGACTTGACCAGTCCCATAAACTGAATTGGGAATCTTTCTAAAACGTGGAATTACAAATGGAAACTCGTTGTAGCCCGTCTCACGCAAAACATTTTTTCATCAACTTCAACGTGATAAGACGCAAAAGGCATTTCCTTAGGCATCAACTGACGATCACCTTTGATGTAACCTGTTTTACGTGGCTCAACTACCCACAAAACCTTAACTTTGCAGTCTGGTTTTGACTTGTAAGTGTTGCGTACCTTCTCACTGACCTTGTTTTCGCCATACTCATTGACTAGCGCAGCCATCGTCATTTCATATTCACGATAGAGCGTGTCAACTTTCTGGTCTTGTCGTGTTGAAGCTAGATAGCATTGCCCAATATCCCATGTCTGGAATACATAACCACCACCTGCATGACGATCTACATCGGCATACATTACGCCCCAACCAGCAACCACACAGTCGAGAACTAAATCAAAGATTTCACTATCGTAGTTAGCCCCGTGAATGTTGCGCCAAATGAATTGACACACCTCATCAAGCCACTTCTCACCTTCTGTTAGCTCTGCTGGATCATCCACGCCATTCGGCACAGCTTTAAACCACAGCGCATTAGCTGGAGTAGTTCCTGAAATGATGCTAGATACAAGTAATTGCGTTGCTTCTGATAGTGTTGAATCTAATAGCTCAGCTCGTTGTGTCTTACGTGTATCTGTTACATCATCACCTATAAACGATTGCTGACGCTCAGGGGCTGCATAGCGATAACACTCAGACCAATGCGGTTCTAAGCGGTTTCGCGCTGCTTTAAGCTCGCTTAAGCGTTTGCATAACCTTGCTACTAGCTCACTCATATCAGCCGCCTAAAGTTGTTTTCTTTTGGTTGTCTGTAGCAGACGCTAAAACAGTTGAAGCATTACGTTTTCGACGCTCTGCCGTTGCTGCATTTGCATCTAATTGAGCTTGGTTTTTAGCGGCTGCATCTGCGGCTTCTGCATCAAAACCTTTTGAAGCACCCTTAGTGTCTGTGAGGCCAAACATGTCAGTCACAGATGAAAGAACTTTTCCTAATCCGCCTCCGCACATTAGTCCGCCTCCTTAGTTGACCAGCCCTTTTCAGTCAAAACAGGAATGCGTTTTTTAGGCTGTGCTACACCAGCGGCACTTGGCGCTTCTGGTTGCGTAGACTTCTTTAGTTCAGCAAGTTGAGCGCGCATCTGCTCTAACTCTTGGCGCAATAGTTCTTCTTGAGATGGCTCTTTTTCGCCCTCAGATTCACCACTATTGATTGCGTCTAATGATTCTTCTGCCTGCTCAGCAGTAGTCTTTAGAAGTGTTGGCTCTACTGTTTCTTCTTGAATAGGTTCAGCAGTCACACCCGGTGTTTTAATTTCTCGTTTAGCAGCCATGAAAAAGCCCCATTCGTTGTGAATAGGGCTAGTGTTGTGTTTATTATGTTGGGGTTTGTTGGGTGATTAGTTGAGCCTCTTTGAATGTGGTCATTGGTCACCATACTCCTGATAAGCTCTTATCATTGCCTTGTAGCATTCACGACGCTTCTGATTTGTTCCTGAGTGAACATCCGAACCTTTGACTGGATTCATTGCAACATGACCAGCGTTTAGCATTCTTTGAGTTGGTTCTTTTGGCACAATCACATAATTGCCGCTATTAAGTTTTTGCAGAGCTTCCATGTCCTTTTGCATTTGGTCAGAAACTCGATCTTTCATCATCTGTTTTGCAAAGGTTTTTTCAAACTCACTTTGAGAAATACCTTTAATCATTTCATTATCAAAATTCACTGCCCTTCCCCCTTGAGCGCTTGCTCTTCCAACTCACCTCTAATTGCCTGCTCAGCCAAATCTAGAGCTGACAACATGCCGTCGTAGTAAGGATTACGATCTTTCTGATAATCGCTTTCTGCTCTTGAATAGAGCTTTTCAATTTGTTCTAAGGCACTGTTAATTTGCTTTTTGCGATGAATTGCCAGACTTCTATGTCCTTTGCGACTTTGCTCATAGAACTCACAATGTCTAGTTTTGATCTGTAATTTACGTTCAAGGCCTTCCACCCGCTTTTGCAGCTCTGCTTTCTCATCTCTTAAACCAAGCAGTTTTTCAGCTTGTGTTTCAATCACTTCGTTTTGATAAACGAGCTTTTGACCTTGCTCTTTTATGTTGTCGTTAAGCATCTGATTTCTGCGTTGCAGCTCCTCCACTTTCGCTTGCTGGTGCTGCCAAATAACCCATGCATCTTCAATTTCTTTGAAGGTGTAAAATTGATAGCCGTCAATTTCTTCAAGTCTTCGCGTTACCACTTCTTTTGATCGTTTTGGATATCGCGTAACGATATATGCCTCAAACTCTTCTCTACACTTATCCATCTCAAACATCCTCCACTTTGCAATTCGGCGAAATGTGGTTTTCTATGGGGAAGTCGTCGCCTAGGTCTTCTTTGACTGAATTAGCCAAAACAAAGTTATCCCCATAGTAAAAATCAACCACACCATGAGAGTTACGCAGCAAATAACCCATCCCAGCAAAACCTTTCTTTTGCTTCACAACCACATATACCTCTGGGTGGATTTCGTTACCCAAAACGCCTGTGTAAGTAACGATGTCATTTGGTTGAAAGTTTTTAAACTCACTCATGGCTGGCTCCTTGAACTGAAAAAGCATTGAAAAAAGTCTTTGTAAGGTCTTGCGTAAATATTCCCGTCAGCCAAACTTTGATAGACAACCATCTTTGGGAATTTCTCGTTATCACACTTGTTTGCAGTAGCGATAAGACAATAGAGATTCCCTGTTTTATTGTGCTTATAGATCATCCCCGCCTCCGTATATTGATTCGTGGACCTGAGCTAATTCCTTGATTTTTTCACTTGAATAGAAGACCCCATCTCGTGTGATCCCACTTAATGCGAATGGTGAATTCGCCATATCAAGCAATACATTTAAGCCATCAATGCCGCCAAGAAGCTCCACCAAATCCAAAGACTCCACTAGGCGCTTGAGGTAGTGAAGATCAACAAGCTTCGGTCTTACTTTGTATGCCTCGACTGTTTTGTTTAGATCGATGTCAAACTTGTTATGATTCTCTGATGCAGACGCAACCACCTCTCTCGCCTTCTCCACCCCGAAGTCACGAATAAACTGTTCTGGTTTCATTGTTGTAATTCCTCATCTAACTGAGCAGCGAATACGTCTAGTGTTTCCAAGTAGATCAAGCTGCCCAATATCGTATTTATATGTTTGCCATTCGCCTTCACGTGGTACGCGCTGTAAGCCTGTTTGTTCTTGCCACAACATGATGAATTGCTCACCGTGTATGTACTCTGGAATGGATCCAGTAGACCAAGAAGAAACAGTGCTGCCACCCGACACATCAAGTACGTATGCAATCTTTTCGTGTGACCATCCAAGGTTGCGTAAATCTAGAATCATGCGGTTGAAGTCTGGGCGTTTATAGCCTCGGCGTTGGCGCAAGAATTCTTTAGCTTTTTTCTTAGTTTCGAGAAAACGCGCGCGTGCGCGAGGGTTGTCTGTAAAAGCTGTACTATCAACACGCATATTCATCTCCTAGACCTCGCTAACCTTGAGCTTAATAAGCCCGCCTTTGATGACATTTCCACGCTTTACTAGAAGCTCATCGAACTGTTCATCGTCCACACATAGCCCGCATTTCACTAAGCTATCGATAGTCGCTTTGAGGTAGTTGTCGATGTCTCGACATTGACGTGTAGGGAAATGAAAAGTCACTTCTAATTTGAGTCGTGCAGTTGATTTATGAGCCGGCACAACTTGGCGAACCAATGCATGAAAATCACGTGCTTTATTGCTTAGAAATCTTCTTTTCCCTGAAGCTACCCAGTAGTGATTTACTGAAGGTGGTGCAGTTTTAATTTCACAATCCAAAATGACTTTTAAGCCATCTTCGTAAAACGCTCTAATTTCGCTTGTATTAGCTTCATTTAATTGTTCCGCTACCATTGCATCGCTTTTACTTTTATCGCGCTGTAATGTGCCTTTTTGTGCGTTATTTCGCTTGTTTTGAATTGACTCAAACTCTTTTTCGCTTATTCTCATTCTTCTTCTCCAATTTGATGATATTTTGCTGGGCAGTCTTTAGGCGCGATAATGTTTCTTGTGTGCATGTCCCAGTGTTTTTAACTTTCTCAACCACACAAGCACTAACCCCTAGCTGTCTAGCAAGTGCAGCTTGCCTTCCATATTTTGAAGTCATCCAATTAACAAGTTGGTTTACATCGCTTGGATTGGCTCTCTCTGAAATCTTCTTGCGAGCAGTAGGTGCTGGAGTTTCTTGTTGAGCTTTAAGGTGCTCTAACAGTCCAGCTCTTCTAAGTTTTATGTACAAACATGCTGCTGCTCTTGTTTCAGCAGTCTTTAATCCATGGTTGTAAGCACACCGCAGGGCCATCATTTCCTTGTAGTTCATCTGCCTAACTCCACCATGTTCAAAACAGAAATTTCCATTTCAGCAAGCACGTAATTTTTTAATTCGTGGTAGGTGTTGTTTTTGAATGCCTCATGCACTTCTTTAACCACGATCATGTCGAAGTAAGGACGCTTTCTTTTTTCCGCGATTGTGATTAATCGGAATTTAATTTCTGTTAGTGTCATACCGCCCTCGCATCTTTCCAGTTGCACTCAATGGTTGTGAGTCCGCCATGTTGGAATCGTGACCAAAGGCGATCACCCAAATCATTTTTGAGTTGTTCAAGTGTCATGTTTGAAATGAGCATCGTTGCCTTGCATGCGTCATAGCGTGAGTAGAGAACTTTGTGCACTAGCTCTAAGCGCTTATCGCGGTCATGCAATCCGTACTCGTCAAGAATGAGCAAGTCATAGGTTGTGAACTCATAAATTACTGACTGCTCTGATTGATCTTTTGTGTCCTTGTCCCAAGCTTTCATGATGCGTTGAGCCAATTCTTCGCTTGTGATGTAGCGTGCATAGTTGCCTTTCGCTAAAAGCGTTCTTGCAGTTGCACACGCCAAATGTGTTTTACCTGTTCCGGTACTTCCGACCATGACTAGGTTTTCGACTTCGCCCTTCACGATTTTTTTTGGCAAAGCTTGCTGTTTGAGTTAAAGCGTTCTTTTGCCCAGCTAAAGGCGTGTTGTAATTTCTGAACCCAGCGTTTTTGTGACGTTCTGGAATCATTGCGCCTGCAAAGTGTTTTTCACGTACAGACTTTTGAACTTCAAACGCATGTTCTTGATTTGCTTTTTCCACATACTCGATTGCACATTGTGGACAGCCTTGGAAGCCTCCCATGATGATTTCTTTCACGTTGTGTTTAGTGCAGAAACCTGAACCTTGTAAAACCTCTGGATTAAGCATTGCGTTCATAGCATCCAATCCTCCAATTCAACTGGTTCAACTGCATTGCTGTAATCAGGATTGATGTTTTCCCATGCTGCATTCACATTTCGAGAATCGATTTGTTCTTGTGCTTTAGGTGCTGGCTTACGACTTGAGAAGTTGCGTTTAATCCACTTCACAAAGTTTGTGTACATTTGGGTATCTGTAAGCAAACCCGCTTCAAGTTTTGTTGAGTAGTACCCGTTGATCTCAAGTAACCAACCATCTACTTCGGATTGAGTCATTTTTGCGATACCTGATCTTTGCAACCAAGCATTCAACGCATCCAAATTTGGAGTCCAAAGTTTGAGTACTGCATCGACTGGATTTTCAGTACATGTATTTTCTTTAAAGTTTTCTTTAATATTTTCTTTTGTAGTGTCCCCATTTTTGGGAGTAGTCCCCTCCCCATTTTTGGGAGTAGTCCCCTCCCCATTTTTGGGAGTAGTCCCCTCCCCATTTTTGGGAGTAGTCCCCTCCCCATTTTTGGGAGTAGTCCCATTTTCAGGTAGTACCTTATTTTGGGATTGGTTTTCTAACAAATAATAGGTGTTTAATCCGCCAGTTTTACGCTCAACTTTGATTAAACTTTTCTGTTCAAGTTCTTTAATTGAGGCATAGACCTTATCTGTTTTTTTTTGATACCGCACGCTTCTTGAAATTGCGTAGTGGCAATCTTGTCTGAGTTGCGATTAAAACCAGAAGTCTGACGAATTATTAGCATCAAACATTTAAATGCCTTGTCGCTTAATTGCGCCATTATTTGCTCGTCAATTAAAGAGTTAGGCAATCTTGTGTAGCCTTCTTCTTTCTTTGACATATCTTGTCGCTCTTGTTTTGGAAACGGAATAACATCACCTTGTGGTGAGTCATGTTTATGTGCTAAATTCATATTTCAGTTCTCGTTTCATTGCTTTGCAGTGGAATGGCAGATAAGGCTCAATTGGTTGCGACAATTGGGCCTTTTTGTGCCTGTGTTTTATGCGGATTTGGTGCCAGTTCTAGTTCGAATGGCTCAGGATTTCTTGTATCTACGGTAACTGTGGTTAGATCGAACTCAGCCTGTAGACTTTGAAGTAACTCCTGAACTTCACGGATTACATCAATGCCACGCTCTCTCATTAATTCGGAAACAGTTTGTTTTCTTGATCTAGCGATTCTTTCTAAAAGAATCTTTTCCTCATCCGTGCACTTAAAGGTGACACTTGCGGTTAATTTCTCAGTCATGTATCCACCTATGCGCTTAGCTTTCCGATTTTGGCTTTTAGCTTCCCTTTGGTTGAAATTTCAAAAACCGCCTGGGTGCTTAATGGGATGCCTTTGCGCCAATAATTAATTACAGATCGATCTCGACCAAGGATTCGAGCGAGATCAGCATCGCTTTTAGCTTTATAGAAAGCTCGTAAGTCATCTACGGTCATGTTTATTTACCTAAACTATAAAGTTTAGTTTATTGAACATTAAGTTTAGGAATATGTCAATTTTTTTTGTTTAGTATTTTAAACAAATGTAAGGTTTTACTATTATGCAAACTACATCAGATAGAATTAACCAGCGTATGAGGGACTTAGGTCTGCAACACAAGGATTTGGTTGCTGCCACTGGAGCGAGCAAAGGGACTGTTACCAACTGGATTAATGGGGTAAACAACCCAACTGGAAAGAGATTAGTTCAACTCGCCCAGGCGTTAAAAACCACATCTAGTTGGCTATTAACTGGAAATTCAACTCCTGAATTTACACAAGTCGAGCCGTGGGATGGTTCGACCCCACTGGATGATGACGAAGTTGAGATTCCATTCTTTAAGGATTTCTCTTTTGCTTGTGGTGGTGGCTCTATTGGTGAGGCTATTGCTACTGAAACACGCAAATTGCGAATGTCTAAAGCAACACTGCGAAACTTATCGATTATGAAAGAGAATGCTGTAGCAGCGACAGCAATTGGTGATTCAATGAGTCCAACCATTAAAGATGGCGACACAATCCATGTTGATCTCGGAAGAAGGAATATAAAAGACGGGAAAATTTTTGCTATTTGTCTTGGTGGGCTTTTTTTACTGCAAACGACTCTACAACCTGCCTTTTGGGTGGTGTGCGTATTGTTTCTGATAACTCTACAGAGTTCCCAGAGATACATTTAAATGCCCAAGAAATAATTGATCAGCAATTAGAAATTATTGGTTGGGTTTGGCAAATATCTAGTTTAGAAAGTTGGTAATTTTACGATATTAAAATAATTTGAACTCATGATTGGCTGTATTAAAAAATTTAGATAAATACATGGTGGTAAGATGAGCTATATATTTTTATGGGCTATGAAAACTGAAAAATACTATGGAAGAGCTAGCAGATACATCACATCAGAATTAAATAAAATCAATGATTTAAAATTATATTACAATGAAACTCATAAAGTTCATGATATAGATTTTCATGAGCGCAACCTTAAATACTACTTGGATAAGCTGGAAAGCAGGTCTGACTGGATTAGAGGGATATTAATATTCATCTCACTTATTACATTGATGCAATTTATAGTTGTTATTTACGCAGCATTTGATCAGAAGTATCTTAGTTCAAGCCAAGCAAATCTACTTGTAACCTCTTTTATAATATTTATATCTAGTTCATTTTACCTATTATGGGAATACAAAAATTTCCAAAAAAATAAATACGAAGCCCTAAAATTATTCCTAATGGTAAGACAACACAATTTTAAAAAAAATACGTGATGAACACGAGGCTAAATTGAATCCAAAACAAAAATATGAAAAAGGAAGCCCTATGGACTACCTATTTGGCGATGATGACTAAAATTTTTATAAGCCGCATACCGAGCGGCTCTTGGATCGGGTGGAGAATAAAATGACATTAGAAAATGTTTTTAAACAAGCAATTGATTCAAAAAGAAAGTAAAACTATCTTTTTTTCAAAAGAAGATAATCGAGAATTAGTTAGAAAATGCGCCCCTATGGATTTTTGGGCCCAAGTAGACGAGCGCACAATAAAGATGATCGATTTCATTTATGGGATTATGAAAGTGATTCAAGGGTTCATACCTTGAGCCTATTGCCTAATCAAATATCAAATATAGAAGTAATTGATGAGGAATTTTGTCCCAGTGAGTTTATCACCTGGAACATCAGCAAATCTCCTTGGTTTTATAAAAGAGATTGGGGTCAATATTCATAATTTTATCGAATAACCAAAAACACTGTTCTTTGGTCAATTCAATAGCGTCATTTTCATCTGGATTCGACCCATTAAAAGACAACATCCAAACCGTTCCTTCTGCTTCCAATCGACTCAATAACTAATGGTGGTGATGAATTTTTTTATTGTTCCTGTCATCATAATAAACTCCAAATAACCCATCCCTGTGATGGGTTTTCTTTTGTCTATTAAATCCTAAATATAAAAATAATTCAAAAAAGTTCATTTTACTGAACAAATGCATTGACTCATTTTGTTTAGTTTACTAAACTAAACCTCGTAAACACAAAAAAAGCCCCTAGCTTTCGACGGACAGGGACTTTTACTCAATGAGTGAGATAAGTATGAACATAAAAGCCAACATAGTCAAATCCATGGGATTCGTAGGAGTAGTTAGTGCTCTAACTGCTGCTTATGCCTTCACCCCTGCTAACAACGAACCTGTAACGGTTGTAGCTCCTTTCAAAGTTGAATCAATCGACCCTGAGAATGAACAAGCAGTACTTCAAACTGAGAATGAGAAGTTCACCTTAGAAGTTGATTTCGATGCTCAGTATTCAATTGATGGCAACGGCTATCAATCTTGGCGTGATGTTGAGATTAACGAGATTAAAGACATTCGCGTTTATGACGAAGATGGCGAGATCTTGGCTTACGTTGACCGTTTAGACGTAGTAGAGATTAAAGATCTTATCGAATCAGGGATTAGAGAGCGCATTTAAGCGCTCCATGGTGAATGTTATGAATGCACATCCTGAAATTATCGAAGTATCAAGACTTCAGAGACTTATTAAGGACTCAGTCAAAGCGTTGCTTCCCCTCTCTAACGAACAAGACACAGTTGTTACTGATGGCGGCAATTGGATTCACTTGCGCTATGTGGGCCGTGGAACTGAGCAAATCCAATTAGAGCTAGGTGATCAGTTTTCTGTTAAGACAAAAATCGCCTATTTAAGTGAAACGTTAAAAAGATTGGCAGAAATTAGGAATGAGTTGAGAGGTGGGTGATGGAGTGGATTAGTGTTGAAAATTGTCTTCCACCTGTAGGGATTCCTCTTTTGTTATACGGTCAGCTTGGCTTTGATCATGGACCAACTCAATTTGAAGGTCAATATTCAGAAAACAGAGGTTTTGAAGGAATGTGGGCCAGTGCTTCACAAGTTACCCACTGGATGATTAGACCAGAAAACCCAGTAGAAAAGAATTAGGAGAAGATTATGAATGCGCCAGTACAACACTCAGGACAGAACCCTTTTGCAGTAGCTACTCCTACTACTCAAGCAATGTCTACAGTTCAATCTGATAGTCAACGTGCAATTGCAGAGGTTCAAGCTGCTTTAGTTATTGCTAAACAGTTCCCACGTAACCCAATTGAAGCTTATGACCGGATTATGAACGCCTGCCAGCGTCCCGGTTTAGCTCAATCGGCTGTTTATTCTTATGCTCGTGGTGGTACTTCAGTTACTGGTCCATCAATTCGACTTGCGGAAATGCTTGCTCAGAATTGGGGAAATATTCAGTACGGTATTCGTGAATTATCTTCTGAAAATGGCGAATCAACGGTTGAAGCATTTGCTTGGGATGTTGAGACAAATACCCGTCAAACAAAAGTTTTTCAGGTTCCACATATTCGTTATACACGCAATGGATCTAAAAAATTAACAGATCCACGCGATATTTATGAATTGGTTGCAAACAATGGTGCTCGTCGTCTACGTGCATGCATCTTAGGTGTAATACCGGGTGATGTGATTGATGATGCAGTTAATCAGTGTGAAAAGACAATCCATGCAAGTGCTGACACTTCACCGGAAGCGGTACAAAAACTTGTTGTAGCCTTTGAACAATTTAATGTCACTAAGAAAGACATTGAAGACTACATTCAGCGTCGCCTTGATGCTATTACAGCAGCCAATATCGTTGCGCTTCGCAAGATTTTCACTAGCTTACGTGATGGCATGAGCTCACCTAAAGACTGGTTTAAAAATGTCACCGTGAAGGAAGTTGGAGAAGTTCAGGAAGTTAAACCAACCGTACCAGACAACGAGTTTCCGGTTCTCTTAGAGCAGATCAAAGCCGATGCTGTTACTAAAGAATATGTATTAGAAGGCTATGCGCTTACTAATGCACAAATAGCTGAGGTAAATGCACTATGAAGCTATTCCGATGCTCAAGCCTACATAAGCTTGTAGGCGACCCTAAAACTAAAGGCTCAGTTCTTAGTGATACAGCTAAGACTGAGATCAGAACAATCGTTAAGGAGGACTTGACCACGTTCAAGTCTTTCAAAGGTAACCAGTACACAGCTAAAGGTAATGCACTTGAAGAAATTGCAATTAGCCTGTCTGGTAAGGTTCGTTTTCGTCAGTACTTAAAACATCAAGGCCGTTGGGAAAATGAATTAATTACTGGTGAGTGTGATGTTCTCGATTTAAACAATAAATTGATCCTCGACACTAAATGTACTTGGGATATTGGGACTCATCCATTCTTTAAAGATGAAGCAGACGAAAAGGCAAAGAAAGCTGGTTATGACTGGCAAATGCAAGGCTACATGTGGCTTTACGGATGTGAGCAAGCAATGGTTGATTTCTGGCTGCTCCCTTGCCCTATCGAGCTTACAAATGATTGGGATGACAGAGAGCAGCTAATTGATTTAGTTGAGCGTATCGACCTTAGAGAACGTTTAACAACTGTCACCTACAAACGTGATGAAGCAATGATTCAAAAGATCAAAGACAAAATTCCACATGCTCAAGAGTACTACGCAAAGTTATATCAAGAGCGCATTAAGGCGAAGGTGGCAGCATGACAGATTTGAATAAGGAAAGAGAGGCTTTTGAAACTTGGTTCACTACTACTGATGTTTATAAAAGAATTAGCCATCAGATACAAATGTGTGGGTCTGGAAGACATCAAGATATATTTACTGTATTTCAACGTGACGATTGGCGTGAAGAGAATTATGCGCAAGTTTCCGTTATGGCAGCTTGGTTAGCATGGCAAGAAAAAGCCAAAGCTCAGGCGGTGCCAGAGAAAAAGATTTACTTAACCTGTGAGCAATTATATGCAGCAGCAAACTTTGGTGCACCAAACAAAGATCCAGAACTTTTAGAAACTGAATTAACAATTGCTTGGTTTGAGGAAGCTCATAGCGGCAGTGGTTACTACGTTTATATAAGTGAGTATCCAGAAGAAGGTGCAATGAAGCTGGAAAGCGAATCGGGAGCTGAGGGATGAGTGAATTTAACTTTGAGCAACTTTATCTAATGGCTCTCATGAATAGTAAAAAAGCCAAAGTACGTTTTGAATTGGGTTCATGTATCCAGACATGGGCCAGGTGCGACAAAAGCTACAGAAATTTGTGAATATTTTGGGATAGATCCAGAAGGCACTGATTTTAGAAAAGCGGAAAGTAAGGAGGGGTAATGGGACAAGTAGTTAAAATAGAGGCGAGTATTCTAGAAAAGATTGTTGCAGTAGCTGAACGTATTGCTCAGTCAAAAGAAGAACGCCGAGTTGGTCGTGAAGAATTTGCACACATGCTCAATATCGAACCTGAAACTCTAGACGCTCGGATTCGTGAAGGCAGATACCATAAGCCATACAAGGATGGACGAAAAAGTTTTTGGTTATTGTCATACGTGCAATCTGTCGTTACAGACACAAAAGAATCTGGTAAAGTAGCCACCTATTGAGGTGGCTTTATTTTTATACAATGACATAGGTACTTTTTCAATCTTGAGTACCAAATTGAGTATCAAAACCACATCAAAAATAAACCCTTTTATAAATCAGTGAGTTGAATCTAAAATGCTTCTAATGATCGACAATTACGACTCTTTTACCTACAACATCGTCCAGTATTTTGGCGAGTTGAATCAGGAAGTAAAAGTAGTTCGCAATGATCAAGTCACATTAGAGGATATTGAACGATGGCAACCAAAATATCTTGTGATTGGTCCTGGCCCTTGCTCTCCAAGTGAAGCAGGTATTTCAATTCCTGCAATTAATCATTTTGCCGGAAAAATTCCTTTGCTTGGCGTGTGTTTAGGGCATCAAAGTATTGGGCAAGCTTTTGGCGGAAAAATTGTAAGAGCCAAAACGGTGATGCACGGGCGTTTATCTGATATGTACCACAGCAATAAGGGTATTTTCAGTAATCTTCCTAGCCCATTCTCGGCAACTCGCTATCATTCTTTGGTGATTGATCAGCAAACACTGCCTGATTGCCTTGAAGTAACGTGCTGGACTAATGAAGCAGATGGCTCAATAGAAGAAATCATGGGTGTTAAACATAAGACATTGCCTGTTGAAGGCGTGCAGTTCCATCCTGAATCAATCTTGAGTCAGCATGGCCATCAAATCTTTAAAAACTTTTTAGAGATCTACGCATAA